TTCGCTATAGTTAGCGCGTTTGATATCCGATACAGTGAATTCTCCTGATATGAACGGTGTCATTTCTTCAATAATACGGGCCTCGGCCTCGGTGAAACTAAGTGCATCAACAAGATAAGGTTCTGTGACCTTCTTGTTCATACCATTTTCCATTATTTTCTCGTAACGGATTTTACATTCAAACCATGTGTGTATCATTATTTGTTTCTCTTTTTATCCTCCATGGCACGCTTCATTTCGCTTTGCGCTATACGGAAAGGGCGAAGGGTGAACTGTGTCATTTCGGGGTTATCAATATTCTTTTCAATAAAGTACGCAAGGGCTTCCACGATAGCCCGTTGAGAGGATGCTTTAAGCGATATCTTTTTCATAGGACTGCATGAATGCCGTGGCCAGTTCGTTGAAATAAAGCTGGTCTGTGGGTATGTCATCGTCGGCAGCCATTATTTTATTGGCTATGGCTTTCTTGTCGTGGATGATGCCATAGAGACGGTGGTCGATTGTACCTCGCCCTAACAGGTAGTAGCAGGTTACATTATCCTTTTGTCCGATACGGTGCGCACGGTCTTCGCATTGCGTACAGTCCGCATATGTCCAAGGGAATTCTATGAATGCTACATTACTGGATGCTGTGAGGGTAAGTCCCACACCGGCGGCTTTGATGGAACAGATGATAAGCTGCACATCTTCACGTTGCTGGAAAGCGTCAACGGCAGCTTGTTTCATGATGGAACTGTCGCGCCCTGTAACACTTACAGCACGAGGGAAGGATTTCTTAAGTGCGTCGACAATATCATGTAACGAACAGAAAAGAATCAGTTTCTTTCCACTCTCAAGGAACACCTGTACAAAGTCTATTGCTTGTGCAACTTTTCCCTTTGCGGAAATGGAACGTAGGGTCATAAACTTAACTAGGGCTTCCATGCGCATCTTGCGTCGGATTTCTCCTTCAGGACACTGCTTATACTCACGCAGATATTTGGCAAGGTCTTCGGCTGCAGTATCGTACTCTTCGCGATTAGATATATCTACATAGAGGTCCACTCGTGTCTTATCGGGTAGTTGAGTGAGCACCTTGGATTTCTCCCGTCGAATGAGGCAACGACTAAATAGTTCCTGGCTTAATTGTTCAAGATTAGAAGCGGCTTTTTCTCCTTGTGCATAATCAAGCAGAAACTGCCCCTTGCCACCAAATTCATTTAAGCGATCCATAATGGAGAGTTGGGCTACAAGGTCAGAAGGACGATTAACAACAGGAGTACCGGACAGAAGTATTATCCATTCTTTTCCGGTACATATTCCTTTAACGAATTTGGTTTGTTGGGTAGAAGCATCTTTTACACGATGGCTTTCATCAATGATTATGCTCCGAAACATAGATATTTGTGGGCAAAAAACAACATCTTTCAGACGAAAGGATTTACCACCTTTGATATCCCAGACAAAGTATTTGCGCAGGCTCTCATAATTGACAACAGCAACATGGAACATCTTCATTTGTAGAAGATACGGCCATGTGGTACGATTGGCATTATCAAGAACAATTGCTTTCTTATCAGTAAATTTCTCTACTTCCCGTTGCCAGTTAATTTTAAGAGAGGAAGGACAAATGACAAGTGCAGGGTAGGCGCTAGCGGCATTGATGATTCCTATAGACTGTAATGTCTTTCCTAATCCCGGTTCATCACCAATGAAAAGGCGTTTCCACTTCAACCCTTGAATTATTCCTTCCAGTTGATAGGGGTAGGGGGTGATTTTGAGTTGATGTTTGATTACTTCCATACCTATCTCAGTTCTTTGGGTTTGTAATTCCAGCCATTCAGTTCATACACCCTTTTGCGTGCAGCTTCACGGTCATTATAATTAGGTTCGTTGGCAACGGATTTTGAGGTTGTTACTTTCCCGTCTGAGTAATCACATTGATATATGCGGAAATGACGCCCATGTAGAGCATAATGATATTCACCTACTTTCATGATATTGTTTTGATTATTTAAAACGTTCTATTTCATCAAGTAAATCTTGCCGGTCTGTACCACGGAGATAGAGTCTTAGGATGATATCTATACAACGGTGATAGAAACGTTCAAATTCTGTTTCATCCATTGCAGCGAAAGATATACTCTGAGGATTTATATACTCACGAAAACCATGACGAACAATTGAGTAGAGCCCAAGGTCCATCTTTAGGCAGGTACGCATATCTTCCTCGCTGTAGATGTTTAAGGCTTCATGTAGATGTTCCGGAAGATTGTCGTAAGCGAGACGTACCAATGCGAAAAACTTTTTATGAAACTCATAGTTACGTGGTTTCTTAATATCGCATAGAACAGTATCACCTATTTTTAGTCGTTTCTTTTCGTCATAGTCAGAATCATACATTGGTACAAGACCCAGGTCTGTAACACGGCAATATATTTTCATTGTTAACTTGCAAGATTGAGACACCAGTATTGGAATGCCAGTTCTTCATATTTCTCTCGTCCACGGATATATATGGCATCACCACGGTTAATATGTTTCTTGAATACGAGGCAGTTCTTTTTAGAAATTGCATAAATGAAATCGAGATTACTGTTAGCAATATCCATATACCAGGCGCGAGAGCGATCCCAATCGAAGAAATCCACAGCTTCATCAAATTGTTTTTGTGAAGTAGCAAATGTGGTTTTAAGGTCGCCACCGAAATTGCATGCGGATAAAAACCAATCCCATTTACAACGTGTGTCAAGAGTAAATGGAAAACTCCCGTATTCAAACTGTTGTGCTCTATTAACCATGAACCGCTGTGTGTCGGACAGCTCCAAAACTTTGGCGAGAAATTCATCTTTGCGAGCTTCCATTTGCAGGGATTTGTACATTTCGCGTGCGAGCCCAAATTCATCGGCCGTATATTGTACATCATCTACAGTGTATCGATATACATTGACCCGGGCCGGTTCTGTGATAATAGCATCTACGAGTGATCCAAAACGGAATGCAGCTTCTTTGTCTCCAAATTGTTGCCGTGGGTGAAGCAGATTCTTCAATTCCGTGAGGTCACTGTTACTGACCTCACGACGATTGTAATATTCATCTGGATTATGATTCATACTTTATTTAGCTTTGACTTCATCCTCATAGCTTATGTATGTGGATTGAATGAAATGAGGGTCTGTCTTATCATTGGCAAGCTTTTCACAGTGGGTTACTTGTGATTTGAATTTCTTGCTTAATTCATCAACAGTGAGCTTACATCCTTCAGTAGTCCACCATAAGTTTATTATGTCAAGAAAACCAAGAGGACTGTTAATTACTATCTTTTTTTTGACTTGTAATTTAGGCTGATAGGAAGGAGTTGCTACAGCAGCTTGCGAGAATAGTCCTGCCATTTCGTTTTGCTGTTGTTGTACTTTAAGCCTATTTCTCTCTTCTTCTTCTTTGCGCAAACGTTCTTCTTCACGTCTGCGAGTTTCCTCAGCTTCACGGAGTTTCATTTCTTCTTCACGTCTGCGAGCTTCCTCTGCTGAGGATTGAGAGATGGCTTCCAGCTCTTTTTTCTTGGAAGGCAACATTAACAGTATATTATCACGGTTTTCACCTATGTCGAAACGGAACTGCTCTCGGAACTTGGGGAGTAGTTTTGTCATTACTTGCCTGCGGATTTCCAAAGAATCGTTTGCGCTCAGTTCCGCTGGAATCATTGCACCGGAAGGAATCAGGGTGATTTTTCCCTCGGACAATGTGGCCGGAAAGTTTCTGATAGCAGCTTCTTGCTGTGAGAAGTTCTCCAATGTAATGTTGTTATTGAGCGTTGTCAGTTCATTGAAACTTGCATTTAGCATACGATTGAAAGATTGCTGGTAGTCTTCTTCCACTGCAAGACGGTATCTATTCTTTGCAGCTTCGATTTGTTGGCGAAGTGCTTCTTCACGACGGCGGGCTTCAGCTTCGGCTCTCTTTTTTGCAGCGTAGTCATTACGCATTTTTTGCAGTTTTCCAGGAACAGATTCCGCCTTAGTAGGATCAACGTCATTTTCCATGCTGGTGAAGACTGTACGTATTTCATCGAATAACTTCGTAACCGATGAGCGTTTATCATTCATCTTCTTAACAGTATTCCGTGCACGGTTGATAAATTCGGCTGCACGTTGATCGAGTTCATCATTCATTCCTCCCGCTGCTTGGATATCAGCCAGTAATTTCTTGCCTGTTTCAATGCAACGATCATGTGAGATTTGATTTTCGTTGTAGGATTGTGGAGCATTCTTCACAATCATTTCTACATTTTCCTGTTTTACTAATTCATTACTCATGACTATATAATATTATAAGGTTGTAACATTAAAATGCGCCATCGTCTGTACTGTTGGATTCTTCCGGGTTAAAGCTAACACCGGTAGAAGTGTCTTTCTCAGGACCGAATGATTGAGGTTCCGGATTTGGCTGTTCCGCTGTTTTATCCACACCATAGAGGTCATTAATGCTTGGAGTGGGGGCTTCCTGCTCAGTTGCAAGTTCGGTTCCTTTACCTATTCTCACTTTGGGGTAGGTTTTAAAAGCATGCTTGATACATTTTGCCATGAGGAATCCTGGGTCTATTCCTCCTTGATTGGAAGTGTATAAAGCGTTAGGGGTTTCAATGTATTGGTGTCTATTGTCGTCCCATTTTTTATTTTGTTTGGCTGAATAACCGGCAAGGCGATTCCAGTCTTCTTCAAACATTACAGAATAATCAATCGAACCATCTGTACGAGTAATGCGAAGAAAGCAAGCGATGACGTGATTAGAGTTGTGTGGAAGATTACAAGTATAGTTGATGGACTTTTTCCCATTAGTGTCGGAAAATGAAAACTTGTCTTCTTCATATACTAATACTGGATTGTCCGCATACCTGATTTGCCCACAACGAGATCGGAGAACGAGTTCACCATAGCCGGAGATGGTGAGTAAAAGACGACCTTCATAGATGTTCTTTCCATTAGCATCTTTCCCTATGTTAGAATTACGTCCTTGAAGATAACATAGTGCACGAACACCTGGCTCAACGGAAAGCCCGCAGACAGCCAAATCAATAAAGGCAGTAAAGATAGAAAAGCGCGTTACGGCATCGCATACTTTTTTGTTGTCAGAAAGGAAACGGTTGAAGTGAATGCTTTCTCGCTCATAGGCTGCTTCGCCTGTACCTTCACCCCAAAGAGTGTCGTAGATTTGAATAAAACGTTGTTTTACTGGTGCTGATTGCACGATGTCGAGGGGATTCATTTGATTAATCTCTTCGACAGTAAGAAGAATGTTACTCATGATGTAAGTTTTTTGATTGTTTATAATTGATTTGTGCGTTTCATGAAAAGTAAAAAGGCAACACCAACCCGTGATGTCGCCCTAAACTAATCATGAATAAACACACTACAAGAAATGTCTTAAGAACCTATGTTTTATCTGTATTGGTTATTCGTTTATATTAGGGACCTGGCCAACTTTCATATAGTAGTCAATGCTTTCAGGTGCAGAGGGTATCTTTCCTTTTATCATATCAACTACATAATTCCATGAACGCATTACGTTTCGATCTAAACATGATTCTCTTTTAGGAGAATCAAGCGCATTTGCTACCATCCGAAGTGTATCGGATATTTCTTTTAGCTCCCAAAGAGGAACTTTTATCATTTTTGTCAATTCGCTCATTCTTATTTCGATTTGATTATTCTTCTTTCTCTTCATTGTAGAAATCCATTAAGAAGCTATTTACTTCTCCTTGAAGTCTATTCATTAAATCACGTACCATTCTACCTTTGGTGAACTTATCATGCTCATAACATTTCATTGAAGGGAATTTGATAGTAAATCGGAGTTCTGAACCTTCTCCATTTTTCCAACCTGATAAAGTAGCACCTGTATCACTGGTCTTCTGCCCATAATCAATATAAGTCTCTTCGACTTCTTCAAGTGCTTTATCATCAACTTGATATTGTTGCCAAATATCCCAATCTAATATTTTGGTAGACAACTTATCGGCAAAAAAAGGAACTGCTTCTTTTTTTAGTCTGTACTTTTTCATAAGCATTCTATTTTATTCTTGTTATTAATTAAACGAACCTCAACAGGGGGTAACTCTGTTTAACTCACGGATTCCCGCCGTGCCTGTCTCTTGGTTCGTTATTCTATTAGTTTGTACCTTTTTTCTTGGATTCATTATTCTCTCTTTTTTCTTTCGCTCTTTTACAGCATTCAGATACCATGCAGAACTTACACCAAGACTGCAAGGTTTCACGTGTTTCTCCTTTACGTCGATACTTCAGGGGATAGAAGTAGTTCAGACGGAAGTATTTCCCGCAATGGGTGCAACGCTTATGTAGTACTCTGTCAATGTTCATATAGTTTTCCTTCCTTCTGCCAACAGGCAGACCGTCACTGTCGAGTATTATCATGATGCCAACTTTTGTTTGATTAAACCTATGTTCTTCCTCACAAGGCCGATGATACGTTCATGGTATTCAGTATTCTGATTACAGGCTCCACGGGATTGCACGATATCCAAAGTCTTTAAGTTGATTTCAATTGTTTCGATGCGCTTATCTCCGATACGGGCCGATAGAATAAGACAATCTGAGCGTTTCCAATAGCCATTGGCAAATACACAATGGTGCATGATATCTCCTTCTTGCTTGAATTCATCGAGAGATTTCAGAGGAACGATAATTAATTTGTTGTCGGATATTACCAGGTCTATAAACTTACCGATTCTCTCAAGGAATTTTTTTTCTGCTTCCTTCTGTTTTAGCATTTCCCGTTCCAGTCGTTCTTTCTCGGCTTTTTCTTGTTCCTTCCGACGCTTGGCAACGTAATAGTCATGAGCTTTGTGTAAGTTCTTGGGACAAACATAATAGGCATTGCGAAGATCTTTATTGTATCTTTCAAGTAATTGAAGGTAATCAGCATACATGCTTGCGTCTTTGACTATGTATTTGTTCCGGATGCAGATTTTTACCGTTGGCCAATATCTGTTGATAAAAGAGGCGTTACCATTTGTCACATACCCAAGTAAACTGTATTGCTTGGCTTTAAGCAGTGTCTCATTTTGGGGCTTATACTTTACGCCCTTCAGGAGCCAGTAAGGGTCAGCACCTTTGATTTGTCGGTTGACACCGTATTTCTTGTACTCATTCTTCCACTTTTGAATCGGATAGGTCATGTGTACATACACTTCATAATCAAAAGAGCTATATCCCATGCCCCGTGTCCGGATTTGCATCTCAGAGCTATGTGACCAACCGTCAAACATATATGCTGAATTCATCAAACGGCCTTTGGCTACTATTGTAACTTCCTCATCATCAGACATCCATTTCTGCATTACTTCATCAATAAAGTAATGTGCTGGTCTCCCAGTACGATTAGAGCGAAGAACATAGATATATCGGAACACCTGATACTCCTCAAATTTATCTACGATGCAAAAGAACCGGTCTTCTTTATCGGTCCGTTTCTTAGAGGTTGTTATCAATAGGCGGGTACCGCAATGAGGGCATGTCTCCATTCTACCGTCTTTGATACCTGTATTATCGAAATACTGGCCGCACTCAGTACAATAGATAAACTTCTTTGTGCGGTAGCCGTTGTGACTGACTACCTTCTCTTTAGCCCATTTGTCGACTTCCAAACCGAACATGGGAAGGCGATTGTGAAGCTCCATTATTTTGAATTGGAGTTTTGTTCTTGGTTTCATGGCTTTAGAATAATGACATCTGTTGAACTTCGATTACTTCTTTCTTTGCCCGTATAGGCTTTTTCCTGAGCAAAGCATGTTGTTCTTCGGTCAGGCGTTTAATCGCTTCCTCACGTGCTTTTCTTTCATCTTCTACGGTTAGCTTCACTGGCTTTGGTGCAGATGATGATGTGGAAGTACGACAACCGGCAGGAAGCCTATTTATCTTGAGATTATCCTCGTCATAGTAGTGGACAGCTAACCCAAACACTTCTTCATCGGACATACATACGGCATTACCTCTTTTTTGGGCTTCTCCCATGATGTATGTGCAACACTCATCTATACTCTTATTCTTCTTTTTATAAGCAACAGCAAACAGCTCATCAGTCTTTGCACGCTCATCCAAATAAGACTGGATGGCTTCTTTCAATGGGTTTTGTTTTCTCATGTTTATTGATTTGATAA